TTCGAATTTTACGAGGAACCCTTAGAAAATACGTGCCGACCAAATGGCCGTCGCCGTATCCGTCAGGACCCCATATCCGGAGTTTGCGTCTGGTCCACTGTAGGCAGAGAGAAGCTATTTCTAGCTCACCTCTCCTAACAGCCCAGTTGTGGAAAGAGAATAGTACCTGATCACTCATCTCCTTCCGGAGATAAAATGGTCGAAGGTCGTAACCAAGGAAATAGTCCGCACCACAGGATTCCCGGAAGGGGCCCGTGCAAAAAGACTTCTGCGGATTCGTATCGAACCCACAGTAGGAAAGTGCTCGAACTGCTAAATCATAGCATCGAGTGGGTATGATTAAATCATCCCCATATACCCCTAACGGGGCATCTTCACACTTTCCAATTTCCCCTATTTGACGCGAATAGGCAATGACCCCGCTCATGAGACCAAAGAATAATAAACTCTCTAGCTCGAAAGTGTAGCCGTTACCCATAGACGAGAACTTTTCTAATTCTAGAATCGTCCCCTCGCATTCAACATGGCCGGTCCGACAATCGGACAACCAGCAAGCCCAATCAAAGGGCAACAAGTGGAACACTAACCCGAGACTAACAGTATCACTAGCTGATTTAAGATCGATAGTGCACAAGTTTCCTTGCTCACTACCGACTCTAGCCAGTTCCTGGTTACGAGTCTGGTCAAATAGATCAACTCCGAACTTTCGCAAACGACCCTTTATATAGGAACCAATACCCTTTTGATAAAGGCTATTTAATACAGGTTCCACACAAATAGGTCTGAAAGTTTTGGAATTTTTTGGCACAAAGTGAAGTTTGCCAACTGAGACTTCCACTGGTACCGTCGTGATGTCTCCATCCGTACGGCCAACAGCAGTCACCCAGAGGGGAAATTCTTCAAGGAATTCACCCACAGTTGGTAAGAGCTCTTCGCTACACGCCATTCTGGTAGATAGCTTCCTACGAGAGTTAGCATACCTACCTTTGACATTAGTCGTCGCTCCGGGTCCAAAGAAGAAATCCAAGGACTCGATTGGTGGACGATCAGCTAGAACATCTGCGATTTTTTGTATAGCGTAGTGAATTACCGCGCTAACATCCTTTTCAGGACACAGGTGATTTAACCTTTCGTTTGTCAATCGACATTTCTCCTCAGCTGCAAAGAAAGCTTTAACAGCCGCACCTTTCTTATCATATCCTAGATCCAGGAATCCTTGTTTTTCAACAAGGGCTGAAATCTGACGGGCATAACAATAATCAGTTTGACTGTAGCCTTCCTCGTAATTGAAACTATATTCAACTACCTGGCGGAGAGAGCCTTCTTGTACTAAAGCATTTAGCTTTTCGCACAGAGGCCCTCCTTTGGCAGCACAGACCTGAGACATTTGCTTCACAAACAGCATATGCTGCTCGATCGGCCTGGAGTTTATCCAAGACATAGTGCCTCCTTATAGCACCTAGATATAGATACCTTGGTCGGAAATTCCTAGTTAGGAACTACGACTGAAACCAAAAACTGAGGACCAGGAAGAACAGAATTCTTCCAACCATCACCAGCAGTGGCCTGATTAAGGACACCAGTAGCGGTGGTAGAGGACGATCCCTGCATGATTCCAGCCATCATCTTCACGGCATTTGCGCGATCCGCGATTGTCGAGCGGCCATCTGCAAAAACAGTTGCAATAACTGTCGTCACATATGCCACTTTCGGCGGGGCAACATAGCCTGCTGAAGTGCCCGAAGCTCCGAGAGTCTCCATCACGGGGACTTCCAACTTCGCTGTGAGCTTGTAAGCACCGCTTTTCACCCGATCACTCGAAAGCGTGAGACGAGGCTGGCCATCCAAAGGGATGGAAGCATCGTTACCACGCCAGAGTGGAGTAGGTGTATCGGTGATAGGAACAAGCGTCCACTCTTTGGGAGAGGCAGCGTCATCTTTGACAAGAATGTTTGTCATTGCGCCCATATTAGGCTCCTAATGGATTAATAATAAGATAAAGGCATTTCTGCCACGTTAGGAAACAAGTCTCTGATGACCTAAAGCGATAGCATTAAAAATGCGTCTCGCAGAAAGGGCTACGATCGGTGAATTGAAAGAGGGAAGCTGGGTACTAAGCCCAAAAGAAACTTCTCTATTCAACTTCGTTCGGTGGTACACTCTACGGCAGCCGATGTAATCAGGAGTTAAGCCAGCACTAATGCTAGCGAAATTTCGCTGAAATAACACCGAGCAAAACCGACCCTCTAAAAATGGAATTACAGCCAAATTTTCGAGGTAGTTGCCGATCGGTAAAAACCAATCGATAACAAAGCTATAAGGGATGATTTCCCAAATAACTGAGAGTGGATCCATCAGACCAAGAGATCGAGGAGAGGAAATTTCCTCAGATATCTCATAGATGATCTTCTTGCTAACCTGGGCAACCCCGGGGGCAAGGTAATTAGATGGAGAAGCCGATCCTTCATAAAGGTACTTCGGCTCACTGTGCGCCACTGTAATCCGGCTAGTTCTCTTTTTAGTGATAGCTTCATAGGCCTTTCCGGCCTCATAAGCGTCACTGATACTGGGAAGCCAGCCGTATTGCAGTTCAAGCCAACGACCACTAATATCCTTGCTCTTAAGCTTAGATACGTGGTTGTTGATCCCAAGTTGCCTTGCAGCAGTAGCGACATCGCCATGCCTCAAAGCGCGGAGGGAGAGACTAAATTTTCGGACATTGCCGACAACCATATCAACAAGTTGATGTGATTGTGCTAGATTGACCGCGAGGTTAAATTCGTGGCCTTTCACAGCTTGAACTAGCTTACTCTGAAGACGAGATTCAGATGAGCCAGTCCAGGGAAGGCAACCCGAGTCCGTGAGCTCAGGAGCTCCAGAGGACGCAGTGACCTGGATAGGGCCAGCTGGAAGCTGGATACTTTCCTTGGCCAAGTCAAGTGTATAGTTATTCCACTTGACACGTACCTTACCATCGACAGTTTCGTATTTCCCATCACTCCCAGACCAAACCTTTATAAAGGTAGATGTGGGGTCAGGATAACCCCCAGGAGTATATACGAAGCCCGAAGTCATAAACCCACCGAATGGTGTTGCGTAGTTTTAGGAGGTTTTACAACCACTTTATCAACGTCCGCTTTATCAGAGAAGTCGCTTACCTTAGAAAGGTAATCTACTCGAAAAGAGTAGGGGACTAAGTCCCAAACTATGTTAGCCAGAACTCGCCTCTTCTCACTTTCTACCTGCAAATTAAACCGAAGAAGTAGTACGTAACGAAACGTCACGACCACGACGGTAGCAGTGATTAGAAAAGAGAGCCAGAGAAAAAGTTCAGACTGCATAGGACCTCCTGATATGTTTAGTGCCCCATTGAAAAATGGGACAGAGATCTGACTAGATCTCGACAGTGCGCCG